GAATTACACCATCAATTCCAAGACCATATGGAACACTAAATGATTTATCTAATTTTGCATTATAGTATAAAGCAACCTTTTGACTGTTTGGAAAAAGACGAATAGCCTTTCTACGCAATATCAAAACAAAAGGTGGATCTTCATTAGAATTTCTATTGGCTTCAGTAAATTCTTCAATTTCTTCACGAACAGCTAATTTAGTTTTTTGAAAAATCTGTTTGTTATTGGTAATAAGGTCTGTCATTTTATTGAAAAGACCTTGTATTAATGTCCTATCAGTAGAATTAAAAGTAGGTCTTTCATCACTCATTTTATCTAAAATGCGATGAAGCCTTTGAAGCTGAGTTCTATTAGCCAAACCAGCTCTTACCAATGCGTCAAATTTAGAGTAGTCTTGCTTCTCTTCCTCAACAACTGGTGTTTCTTTAAATTCTTTTAAGCTTCTCATTAAGCTTCTGTATCCTCTGTATCTTGAACCTCAATATCTCCCATTCTGACGCCATTAATTTCATTGGCATCTAAAACTTCAATATCTACTTGGTCATCGGCAGCTATTTCTTGGCCACCAAACATTGATTTAGCAATATCCATTTTACGGTCTTCAAGTGCTTGAAATGCACGAGCAGCCACTAAATCAGTTAATGTTTCTTTGGCCTTTGCTGCTTCTCCAGCTGCAAGTTGGTCTACAAATTGTGATGTTTCCATAATTTTCTCCGTTAAGCTCTATTTATATTACTATATTTTTCCACATCAGCATCAAGTTGTGGAGTCTTTGAATCATTGGCGCCGTCTTCTTGGGTGTTATCTTCTGGCGGAAATTGGTCAGCTGAAACTTCTTCACCTCCCATTGGCGATGTTGGACCACCAGACCCATCTTTATCTTCTTGAGCAATTTCTTTATCCATTTGTTGAATAAGTTCATCGTCCATTTGAAGAATATTTTTACGAACCCAGTCAGCTGAATAATATCGGCCAATATATGGGTCAACTGTTTGTAATAAGGATACTCTTTCACGAAGAAGTTCAGTATCTCGAAGTTCTGTAAAATTATTATCCTTTACAAAGTCAAAGTAAATATCTTCTTTAAATAATTCCCATTCTTCCGTGGTACAAATACCTTTGAGTACCAATTGAATACGAAGAGCTTGGTCAAAGACAGTTGAAAACTTGTTTCTTAATCTTTGAATAAATTTAGAAAACTTAACTTCATCTCGTGTAACTTCGGTTGTTCTACCAACACCAATCATACCGCCTTGTTGTGGTTCTAATCTTGAAATAGGAACATTCAATGAATTAAGAAGTTTTTGTCGGAAATAAACCACATCAGCTAACTCACCAAGATTCTGGCCAGCTGGTAATGTAGTAATTTCGGTGCCCTTGCCACCTTCACGGCGTGGGAGCCAAAAATCTTCAAGCATTGACATGTGCTTACGGTCATCTCTTAATTCGCCAGTCTGAGCATCATACACCATCTTATTACGGTACTTGACCATAATATCACGAAGATACTGTTCAGCTTTACCTTTAGGAAGATTACCTACATCGATGTAGAATATTCTTCTTTCAGGTGCTCTTGATAAACGATAGATAACAATAGCATCTTCAATCATTCTTAACTGATTGAGCGGTTTAATTGCTTTATGTAAATATGAAATAACGAATGTATTTTTTGCATCCATTAATCCAGAATTTACATTGATAATTGATTCTGGTGCAATTCTTAAACCAGCATTAATATTGCTTGTATAAGTTTGTGTTGTTGTGCCCTTATCATTATAAACATAGTATTCAGCTATTGAACCAATGATATTAGCGCCTGTTTTTGGATCTCTTTCTTTTTTAACTTCACGCACCTTACGAATTTTGCGTGGGTCAATATACCTTAATTCTTGAATCCCTTCTTTTGGATTCTTTTCATTAACGACAACATGGTAATTTAAACGACCATCAATATACCATCGCTTAAATAGGTCATCGGCCAAACTGCTAAAATTAAGCATTCTTTGGATAGAATCAAATTCTTCAATGATTTTCTTTTTAATGGACTCTGGTTGTTTAAGTTTATCTAAAACAATAGTGACAATCTTACCAGTTTCATTATGAGAAATAGCTTCATTGACAATATCATCAATGGCCATTTCTAACTCTGGATGATTAGACATCTCACGATAGCGAGTGACCAATTCAATTTCATTTCGAACAGAGCCTTCTAAATCAACATAAGTTCCATAATGAGCATTAGATGTAATGGTAACTGCACCATCATCCATCGTCTCTGTAGGAAGTGCGAAAGAAGGTTGCTCAGGAAGTTGTGGTTGAACAACATCCTTACGACCTAGGGTAAACCCAAAAAGTTTTACTGCCATATTATATCATCCTATAAAAAATAGAAAAGGACCGAAGTCCTTCTCACTACACTACACCGTATTCTACTGCTTCCCACCATTGATATGATAGTGTTACAGTAAAATCCTCAATTGTATCATTAGCACCCCAATCAACATCAATTGGAGCCAAATCTGTTGGAAATAAACCAACAAAGTTATATTTTTTGAGAGCATCACCTTTTTTGCCAAACTGTGTTACTTGACCATCAACTGTGTAACCTGCAGGAGCCAAAGCTACTGGATTACGCACATTAAGGTTGTGACTATTAATACCGTTCAACCATCTTTCAAAGGCGTTACGGATAATAAAGTCTTCATCATTGACGATTGTTATTGTCCAATCTGCGAATGTTCTATTTCCTGCAAACTTCAATTCACGACCAAAATATTGAACAGGCACAACACCGACTGTTGAGCCGGGAAGTTGTGCTGTTTTACACATAAAGGTTAATTTTGTTTGTGCGTTTGCTGGTAAAGAAAACGCAGGAAAGGGCATAGCCACCTCGAACAGATTTGGACGAGCGCCGTCACCAACTAATTGGGAACGGAAATCATTTACGGAAAAAGCCATGTTTTTTTATCTCCTGTTTTTCTATTTATTAGAACTTACCAACAACTTCGTCAAATGAAACGCCAGTGCGAACGGCAACAAAGTTAAGTTGAATAAAGTTAATTGAACGAGCCGGCTTAATGTATATATCACCAACAAATTCATTTCTATCTATAACTTCTCCTGTATTATTTGACTCATCGCAAACTACACGGAAGTCGTAAATACCACGGCGACCTTGAACATCTCTTAAAAACGGCTCTACAAGATTTACAAATGAAGCACGAGTGAATTGGTCGTTGAATTCAAATAATGAGAAGCGAGCTGCACGAGCAATAGCCTTCTCAAGAACAATGAATAACCTACGAACATTGATTCGGTCAAATGCACTTGGTTTACTTAAAAGCGTTTTGTCACCAAATAATACAATGCCTTCGCCTTGAAATGAAACAACAGGATTAATACCCTTGACATACAAATCATCACGATTTGTTTTTGTTGGATTCCATGCAAGTTTAATTGCGTTTTTGATTATACCACGATTTAAACCACCTGGAGAGAACCATGGATCTCTTTCGAGGTCTGTGCGAGCACATAGACCAGCGATGTCACCATTTAATGGTACCCAGCGATATACATCATTGTATTTGTCGTATTGATATTTCCAATTAGAATCTAATACAGCATATGAAGTGCTTGTTAATGTGTCACGATAAGTTTTAATATCTGTAACTTCATCATTAGCATTATCAACACAATTTGCTTTACTTGGTGATAAGAATATTAGGCAATCTTTACGAGTTTCTGCCATTGAGATGAGACTTGTTGCAATAGTAGCATCAGCTGGACCAGAAATAACTAAATTGATATCTACTGATTCAGCAGGATCAAATAAATCGTAAGAAGTAACCACATTTGCAGTTGAAATTGTACCATCGGCACCACCTGCAAGAGATAATGATACATTAGCTATAAGTTTTGTAAATGATATATTAGAAGCTGTAGACCCCCAAGTAGAAGAAGCATTAGCGTATGCAGCTGTTGTATTTCCTGTTGGGTGTGATAACCAATAAATATATTTTGATTTATTTTCAATAACATTCTTATAATAGTTTGTATTGCCTGAATCGTCTTTAGCATCTGATGCTTTAGAAACATATGCAAATTTCTCTAATACTGTACCAGAAGTACCTGTAAATTTACCATCTTCATCAACAATGATAATATGAATTTCGTCATTAGCGCCACCTTGATTTGCAACATAAGTTGAAGTGTTAGGTGTTGTTGAAAATTGTGAAGCGTATGTCCATGTAGCATATGTGTTAGCATCTGCCAATGAAACTTTAAGTGAATTACCATAAGAACCTGCATAACGAGCTGCAAATTCACCTCGTGTAACACCACCGCCTGAGTAGTTGCTCAAGTAGTCATCATTATTTGAAATTAATACTGCAGCTGCAGCTACTGTATTAGCTACAGCGTTTCTTGTTGTTGCGATATTAGCCGCACGAACAATTTTTAAGTTATTTGAATATGCAAGAAAGTTTGCTGCTGAGAACCAATATTCATATACTGTTGAATCAGGCTTGCCAAATGTATCAGCAAGACGAACTTCATCAGATATGGTAGTTATTACGCCAACTGGACCCCATGCAAACGGCCCTGCAAATGCTCCAATTGAAGTTGGAACGGAAGGGACAATTGTAGTCAAATCGATTTCTGATACATTTACCCCAGGTGAGAGCTGAAATGCCATTGGATTTCTCCTTTAAA